TATGAAACGTCGCCCGGTCCACGTTCAGCACCTCCGCCATGTCGTCCGGACCCATGTCAAACCGGTTCCGGCCCTGCATCCTCTCCCGCAATTCTGCCGGTGGTTCCCAGCCTTCCAGGGCCAGGCCGTATTTCACCCAGACAACCTGGCGGCCGATTTCTTTCAGCCGGCTGTAAGTGTCCTCGATGGCCTTTGTAATGCGCTCCATCTCCTTGAGCATAACACTGTCCGCCAGTTCTGTGGCTCTGCGTTCTACTATGCTTGTGCCAGCGTACCTGCCACCCACTACCGCTCCGTATGCCTCCTGCCTGTCATTGGCAAGTATTGTGTCCCTCCGAAATTCGTCCATTGCCTGTAGTGTCTTATAATAATCGTATATCTCGGCTTCTACATGCCTATATGTCGCTCGTCTAAGTTTCACTTGCCTACCCCCCCGGGATGTGGTATTCTATCTTTGAGTAGAGTTCCCGGGAGGCCCGCCGGTTTGGCGGGCCTTCTTATGCTTCCTGTAACTGTCCCCACTCGTCAAAAGACCTAAACCTCGGTACCCTCTTCCCTCCCCGTCGAGTACACTTAATCCCCCAGTGCACTTCGCACCGACCGAAATACTCGCAGTGTATACATTCCGCCTCCTGCCTAGGCCATTTCTTTTTCATGTTGTCCCCTCCTCCTTCGGCACAATCATCTTCCCGTTCCAGTAATGCGTCCCCCTTCCTTTCTCTACAGGATAAAAGCCATTTTTGGGGTCACCCAAAACAGGGTAATAGTCGTATTTTTCCAACCCGACTAATGAAATCCCATCGACAACTTTTTTCATGCGCTCGCCTCCCTTTTCTGCTCAACTATCTCCTCCAGGGTCACCATTAACCTGCCCCGGGTCCGGCCCTGCTGCATATTTCGCCGGGCAATATTTTCCCGGAGCTCCCGGGTCTTTTTGTAGGCCCGACAGTACCATGCTTCATGCTCCCAACGATCCTTGGCCCGGAGCCTGTCCGCTACCAGGGCCAGTATATCCACTATTTCTTCCTGGGTGTAGGGAGTTCTCATGTCCCCACCCTCGTCTTCCGTGTCGGCGTCAAGCAGACCGGGCAGTAGTAAGCATTTTCTGTAACCTTCAGTACCTTCTCCCGCTGTTTCCTGGTTAAACCAGCCAGGCCCTCGTGAACACTTTTTTCAGCGAACGTCCGGGCCGTACGCAAGTACTGCACCTGCTTCTTCGGCTTGCCCAGGGCCGCCCATTTTTCCGCTACCTCCCCTAGCCTGTAGACCAGGGCCGCCACCATCGCCAGCTCCTCGGCCTCGGCACGGCTGATATAATCCCTGAGACCCTGCATTGCTCTCCCTCCTTATCTCCTCGACCTGGATCGTTGCCCCCATCACGCCCTTCCGGGACAACTCCCGTATTGCAACTGCCTGGGCCTCCCTCTCGTTTTCAGCCTCGATGTACAAGTAGAATATCCCGGACACGCTATAGGTCTTCACCACTCTCCTCCTCTATAGGCCACACCTTGGCTTCTGCTCTTTCTTCTTTGTCCCGGTGCCGGCTTATCCGCAATTCTTTTACTTGGCGGTCATCAGCAAACACTACGTTCAACATGCCGTCCAAAAGGGATTTTGCACAATTATCAATGTCCGGTGCTCTCTTGCCTTTAAAGTAAAGCCTTATCTCAACGCCGACCGGCCCGGTTATTTTCCCTTTCCCCTTCATAGCCTTTAACGCATACCATGCAACCTTGCCCTCATACTCCTGAGTTTCCCGGGGTGTATATATGTTGCCGTGTCTGCCTTTTCTAGGCCTCTGCTTCGGCCGGGGCCGACCCGGTACTGTGAACTCAATCATCCTGTCGCCTCCCCCGCCTCAGTCCACACATTGCAGGTCGTGTTCGGCTTAATTATGCTGTTGTCCAACGTGCAGACATAAAGCCCGACGCCCCGGATGATTTCCACATCGAAATAGCGGCACCGCTCACAAGGCCGGTTCTGAAGCATCATGCCACCCCTCCCTTCACCTCCCGGATTACCGCACGCAACCGTTCCCACGCCTCCTGCAGCCGATGGTAGGCTACAGGCTCCCACTCGGTGTTGCACACCAACCCATACTGGAGCTTTGCTTGGAAATAATCCTCTCGGGCTTGCCGGAGTGCGTCGTTCATGCTCATGCCACCTTTCTCCTCTCCACCAGTTCTATCTTCACGTCTCCGGAAATGAGGGTCGCTATATTAACACACTCCCTCCAGCGCGGGAACTGGATTAAGATAAACCTCTCATAAACCCGCAGCACTCTCCCCTGCCGCTGTTGACCGCGGTCCCATGTGACCCGGACCATGTCGCCTGGTTTATATTCAGGATTGTAAGACTTTATCGTGATTTTATTTTTGCGCCGGCTCCGCCTTAGGCCCAGCTGGGCGCACTGCTGCCGGACCGCATGAATACTCCTGCCCAGGGCCGCCGCCAGCTCGGCGTTGGCCATCTTGCCGAAGTTATTGAGTAGAAATTCTTTCTCTGCTTGTGTCCAGCGCTTGGCCATATCTTCACCTCCCCAGTTAGTTCATTTTTAGTTACCATAATGCATCTTCTCCTTCGCCGGGCAGTAGCCCGCCCCTGCCCGGTTTGGGCCGCTCCTGCATTATTCGGGCATACTGCTTGTCCCTCTCGACAATATTCACCGCCGCTATGATTCTCTGTGTAATATCTTTAGCGCAGATATTAAACTGCTGACACAGAAACTGAAATATGTCTGGCTGCAATTGCCGTATATATTCGCCTACCGTTATCAATGCTTCCATTGTCTGTCATCCCCGCCTTTCATATCGCCATCTGCCTCGCCCTTATCGGTTCCCATATAACCAGCCGCCCGGTAACTATGTCCAAGTAGTCTATCCGCCCACACCTGGTGCAGACCCTAATGTGTCTGCGGAGTACCTTGGAATAACCCTTAATTACCGTCGCCCCGCACTGCTTGCACCATACGTTATTACCTCCTTACCCCTGCCACCTCTCCTGTTCCGCTATCATCACCGCTGCCAAGAACAATCCCAACAAACATCCCAAAGCCAGGCCAGCCAATAAGCCATGAGTGAAGGTCATTTCTTATTCCTCCTTCATCGCCTCCATGTACATTTCCACCAGAAAAGCTATGTTGCAGGCCATGTGAAACAAGTGAGGGATACCGCTTTCCTCGTCGACCCCGTGTGGGTTACGAAGGAACTTGCATAGATGCCTCATTAATGCCGCCACATACCTTTCAGGTTCCACATTTCGCCAGTTATCCGGATCCCCGTACTTCCGGGTCCCGTAATCTCGTACAATCCCCACGGCTTCGATAATGCCCGGCGGTACTAGGTCAAGCCGGGGCTTGTCCGCATCATACTTGGCCACCTTTTTTCTACCTCTACCAATATCCATCAGGCTCCCCCCTTCAGTTGTCGTCCTGTCCCAAAAGCTTCTCAACTTCTTCAACGCTGGTAACCACCCCAGTTATCGCCCCGGCTGCTCCCCACTTTTTCAATATGGCCGCCTGGAGTTTTGTTGGCTTCCCTCCAGGCCTTTTCACTTCCAGGGCCAGTGTTCTCCCCTGGTAGCAGCCCAGCAAGTCCGGTTGACCAGCACTGTACATGCTACCGTGGGTCTTGATCACGTAGCATTTTGGCTGCTGGTTCAAATAGCGCATGATTGCATTCACTATAGCCTTTTCAGTAGGCTTGCAATTTCCTCGGCGTGTGGTTTTAACCATCGGTCTCTCTCCTTTTCATACTCCTCCCTACTGGGCCATGCCCAGATGGGAGCAACATCTGGCCTGAGGACGTACCCCGAACGGCCCTGCCGTATTCTGGTTCCCAGGCAACGAAAGGCGTGCAGTATGGCCGCCAGGTCGGAGTTTTCCCTTGCAGCCAGTTTTAGTAGTCTGGTCCACAACTCGCTATCTTCTGTCAGGTCGGGCCTGGGGTCTCCTTCTTCTATCTCAATAGGTTCAGGCTCAATAGGTTCAGGCTCGCCGAAGATGGTCTCCTGAAATTCTTTCTCCTTTTTAAGGCTTTTTAGACGCTCCGCAAGGCTCATTTTTCCAATTCCTCCCAATAGTGTCCACTTTTTTACCCCCGAGTGGACACTATAGTGAACACCTCTCAAACCCGCATGAATGCTGGCTTTCCGCTACTGTCCACTGACTACTGTCCACTACATCCGAAATACCCACTCTATTTTTGAGACACCCCCCTTACCCTCTCTGTTGCCTAAGCAGAAGGTAGGGGTGTTCTATGGCAGATATATATATTTAGTGGACAGTGGACAGTAATAGATATAGAAGCCTTGATTTTACTGGGTATTTCATAGTGTCCACTCTAGTGTCCACTATGGTGTCCACATGACCACCATCAATCTAAGACATCCAGCCTCACTCCCACAAAGTAGGACATCCTTCCGCCGCAATACTTCCTGACTTTTAGTCTACGTTTGTTCTCATTACTTCTAATTTCAGTTGCGATCCAACTCCTTTCCGACCACTCACGGAGGATTCTGTTGGGGTTAAATCCCCCATCCCTCATTGCTTCCTCAAAGACGGTTGGGTAAATATAAAGCATGTTGCAATCAACCAGGCCGTATCTTTCCGGGTAAGCACTATCCTTAAACCTGTCTATATTTACCCCGTACCAGCTCATGAGATACTCATAAGCCCTCAGCCCATCATCGGCCTCAGCAGCAGTTTCTAGCGTACCGGCAATAGCTTCGGCCATGCCCAAAGCCTCCTCAAAGGCCTGGTCCTCGTTCAACCCAAAAATCCACTGGCTGGCCAGGTAGTCTGCCATCATCACCACGGCAATAGCTGTGATATGGCTGCTTAGATTGTCCGAAAATCGTTTCTTCAGTTCTTCCTGGATTTCCATGTGCTCAGTTTGAAAATCTATGTTGCTTCTTAGTATCCTCCGTACAAATTCTGGCCCGGCCGTTCCGAAGTAAAGTCCAGTCTCCTGGTGGACCCGCATGGCCAAGTCCTCGTTCGGTATGGGCCGGCCATAGAGCTCCAGTACCCTAGTTTTTATACCGCCCATGCTGCCGTCCGTGGAGAGCGGCTCCTCCCCAGTGGACAGCACCACGCATCGCCACTGGCTGAAGGTCTGCAGTCCTCCACCTTTTGCCCCTCTTACTTTCCCTTTTCCTAGGCCCAGGAGATAGATAATGCTCTCAACAAAGCCTTGTTTGTCCCCGATGACCTGCCTTTCGTCAATCCCTAATGGCAGGTCACAGTAGAAAGCTGCCAGCCGTTCCAATCCTACCTTGGTAGCATTGAAACTGGCAATCAAATCCTCCGGGCAGCCCCACACGGATAATGCCGCTTTTAATGCTGCTGTTTTCCCGCCCCGGGTACTGCCCCACGAGTGGATGATAAAAACCCTCTGCCCCACAAGCTTCAGCAATGGAGCTGCAAAGCTGGCCGCCAGCATAAACCGTGCAATGGGCTGTTTTCGTACCGGTTCCATGCTTTGAACCCACTTTTCCAGAGTTCCGCTTTCCCTGTATCCATCCGCTATAGCCGCCGTCCCGTCCTCAAGGTCCAGCACAATGTCGCCCTGGGCCCCCGGCAGGAAGTTGTTACCCACCCAGCCCATTGAAGTTGTACTGCGCTTGATGGGCAATGTGTGCAGGTTTTCCTGCTCCAAATCTTGCAAGTATCTGACCAAGTCTCGGGCATTTTCACTGGTTACGGGTAAGCTTTTGTTGGTAAGCTGGATGATGCTTGTCCTATTAAACACCGTCGTTCTATCTGCTTTGATTTTGTGCCACTCCCGGTCCCGGTAGAAAGCTAGCTCCACTTTTTCCTCCCCTGTGTCTACGTTTTTCAGCCGCTGGGTAAGAATGACCGGCACTGCACAGGCGCATATTGGACCATTTTTAGTGTCGGTCCAGATCCCGTTTTCGTTGACGGTCCACTTATGTGGTCGCTGGAGTTCCTTCAAGGGTAAATTGGGCAGGATATTTTCGAGCGGCTCCGGCTTTTCGCCGGGTTCCACGATCCGTAATTTCTGATTTTCCGCTATCTGCCGGTTGACTGCCCTCTCAAGGTCATTGAGATTGACCTTGCCCTTGAGCTCCGCCTTGATGCGTGCATACTCCGCCGGCTGCTCTTTTTTCAAGACTGCTAGGGCGCCAATGACTTCCTTATCCCATACCTTGTCCGGTTCATTTGCAATGTCTTTGAGTTGGACCACCATCTGCTCCGCTTCCGTCCCTTCCGGGTACCGCCAGGCACTTTCCACTTTCCTCTTTGCTTCATCTTCCGGGAATGGCGGCGTGCAGTTCCGGGCCGCCTGCAATACCAGCGCCAGGGCTTCCTCTTTCGTCATGCCTTTCGCTCGGAGCCGGCAGGCGTATCTGAAAAGCGTTTCATCCCTCTGTCCTTCCGGCACGCCGGCAAGCACCTTTAAAGGGTCAATCCCTCCGCCATTGGCTTCCTTCTTCTGTTCAAGCAGTTTCAGTAGCCATTCCGGCATCGGTGACGGTGGCACTGCTCCCGGGTCAATGGCCCATTCATATTTCCGCCTTGAAGGATGAATTGAAGGCGGTGCGACAATATAACCGCCATCCCCCCGGAAATCCAGACCCGGCAATTTCCCGGCAAAATTTCGCACCTCAAAGCCCGGGTGCTTGTAGATGTAGTGGCTGCCTTTCCCTGTATTGCTTATGGGTGTGGGCGGTAGCCCTTTGGCTGCCTGTGCCAATGACTTCCGCCCATTCTCTCCGTCAACATCTAAAACCACAACCCCACTGATGGCCCCAGTAAGTACACCTACATTGGCGGCAGGATGCTCTTGCCACCATGTTTTTACTATGTCCTCTGTAACTTTCTTTGTCTGCCACTCCCGCCAGGACGGCAGGAGCGGCTTTTTATCTCTAGGCTGGAGCGGGATCACATTCCACCCCAGCCGAACGTATTTCAATGCGGCTTCAAGGAATTCGTTTTGTTGTGACATTTATACACCACCTTTGAGACACTTCGACCTTTCATTTGCACCTCGGTCCTCACACCAAATCATCGGCACGGGGTCTATCTAGCGGATTCTAGAATATTTCTTCCTTTTCCTCAGTCTGAATGTACTCATCAGCCATGACCTGCAGCTTCCTGGTTACAGCCTTAATACCGCGTGCATACTCTTCAATTCTTTTTGCATCCTCATCATTGAGTACACCGGCAAGAGCAAAGGTGGCTTGACTGTAGGTTATGCCGCCGCTAGAAACAGCTTTCTTCAGGGTGACCTTTGTCAGTACGTTATGGCTCCGTCGGCCCTTGGCAATGACCCTTTTGGCCAGATAGTTGGCGAAGTTTTTCAATGAAGTAGGTGGTAAGGTGAGTAATAACGGGAACATCTCACCTTCCGGCAGGATATAAATGCGCCGCATGTTCTTACAGGCTTTTCCTCTTCCGTCCTCATCGCTGCCCCACTGGTTGTATGGGCAGGTGGCGCAGTCTCTTTGCTGCCCATCCACGGTGATGCCCACTTTCCCATCCATGGAGCTGCAGTCAGGTGGATTGTTCTGGCCGCTGTACTTCACGGCCCAATATGCGTTCACCGGGTGCTGGTCTACAATAACCCCGACAATTTCCGTGGCCAGTTTGGGATTATCTGGGTCGTCCCCTGGGAGTTCAAAAGCAAGCCCGCCGCCGCTGGGGATGCGTACCCGATCAAACTCGATGGAGAGCCCGTCCATTTCCTCCGTAATTACTTCCGCTAAATCATCATTCAAAGCCGGTAAGTTCACCTGTTCCACAACTGCTAAAGCCTTCTCATTAACAGCCATTATTTTTCAGCCTCCTTATTTTTTTTCTTTGCCGTGGCCTTCCTGATACCCACAGTCGTCTTTTCAAACACATTCACCATTTCAGCTAACCCTTCCGGCAATTCGTCCGCTTCTTCTAATTGCTCCCGCACAAAGGCCGCTAAGCTATTGGCGTTCACTGTTTCATATACTAGGTCACCGTAGCCGTTCTCTTTCAGCCATTCATAGAGTTCCGCCTTTCGCTCCGCCACAGCACTAGCGTAGACTTTTGTGTTCAGATAGAACATCCGCCCGTTCCGGGTGAAGTTCTGCATTTCTTGGTCTACCATTAGCCCTGCCAGTTGCGTTTCCACTTCCTCAATCTCGGCATTAACGGACTTGGTCTCATCCTCAAGTCGCTTCTTGTGTTCCTTCAGTTTCTGCAGCCGGTCCGCAAGGCTGAATATATCGTCAACTGTACCCACTTGATACGCTATGGCTTGTTCCATTAGGCATCCTCCTTTTTTGTTTCTTATATTGGTTCCTTAAAAATAGTCTCGCCAATTATCAACCACCTCATCGGCCACGCTTTTTTTCTTTTGCAAAGCTTTCAGCACCTTTTCATCAACGGTGCCCCGGGCCACAAGGTGAATATAGGTTACAGCGTTACGCTGCCCGATCCTGTGGAGCCTTGCCCTTGCCTGGTCGTAGTTCGCAAAGCTATAATCTAGGCTGTAGAATATGGCCGTATCTGCTGCCGTGAGCGTAATGCCTAGCCCAGCGGTCTGAATTTGTGCCACGAACACCTTGCACTCGGGCTCCTCCTGGAACCGTCTGACTGCCTCGCCCCGGTCCTCCATCTTCACTTCGCCGGCAATCCATTCATAGTCAATGCCCTTGGCTTCCAACAGGCTCCGTATTCCGGTTATCTCCGGTAGGAACCGGGCAAAGATGATGACTTTCTTCCCAGTACCTACAACCAAGTCGTCCAGGGTTTCTTCCAGGAGGCTTAGCTTAGCCTTACTTACCTGCTCTATGCCGCCCTCGCCATCCCCCAGGAATCCGCCGGTGAGCTGCGACAGTCTTAGTAATTTTGAAAGGACATTGGTTGCGGTCAGAATCTTCTCCTGGCTTAACTCGGCCACGCTCTCCTTTTTAAGCTGGGTATAAATCCCCATGGCTTTTCGCTCCAGTTCGCAGTACAAAGTCTGATCAGTGAACGGCGGCAGGTCCAGCGCCTCCTCCTTGGTCACCCGGAAGGCTATACTGTGGACCTTCTTGATTAGTTCCGCCAGGTTTTTGTAGCCAACAACTTGGCGGTTTTCATATCCGCCCATCACCGCATACCTAGCCCGGAAAGCGTAATAACTGTTACCGAAGATACCTGGGTCAAGGAACTTGTATTGGGAGAAGAAGTCTAGCGGTCCTTGGGTGACCGGTGTTCCGGTCAAGATGAGCTTATACTTTGCCCTTTTCCCTAGCCGGTGCATGGCCTTGGACTGCTTTGCCCCCGGCGT